CTGTATATATTACTATAGGATTATCTATAGAGAGAACATTTCTCATCCAATGTAAATAAGTATGGTAAGACATTTTAAAGTTATCCCACTTATCTCTTTTTATATCAAATAACGATTGAACTATAACTGGTTTTATATCCATTCCCAATTTATTTTAGTATGTTTATGTAATACGTTTACTTTATCATTATCGAAATGTTTACTATTAGAGTTTTCGTCAAAAATAGTATCTAAAGTATAACCGTGATGGTTAAGTATAGTTGGTACAAATCCTTCTGAGTAACCATACATTCCAGACTTTAAATGTTTCATTAATAAGTTTAAAGATCTTTTACTAAACCTAACAATAGGAAAAAATGAACCAAATAGATTATTACAAGTTCTAGGTAACCTATCGTTATATCCTGGAAATCTCATAAACCATTGAGCACCAGAATAACTGTTTTCGTTAATTTTAGGTATATTTATCTGTTGACTTACTAATGGATGTTTAAAACAATACAGTGAAATAAAATCACTAGTATTATTCTCAAAACCTTTATAAAATAAATCCCAATCGGCAACCGTCACATCATCGTCATAGAACCAATAGTAATCGTAACCTTTATTGTGAATATAGTAGTATAACATTCTAAAATGTGCATAAAACCAAATTACATTTCGGTTGCCGTAGGAATTATAATAGTGTTTAGGACTAACGCTATCAGTAAAGTTAAAGCTATTCCTAATATCTTGTTCTGTATACTGTAAACCTTTTGGTAAAGAATGAGTTGTTACATCTGTTAGGTAATCAAACTCTATATTTTGTTTATCCCAATAGCTTTTATAAGCATTATATGTTGGTTTATAAGTACAAACTATATTCTTATGCATACAATTTTGTTAATATTTTATGTATTTCTGGGGTACGGTTAAACTGGTGTACTATATCATAGTCTTGCCATCTAGGAACTAAACCATATCTTTGTTTTATTCTATCCCCAAATCCCCAAGCTTCAAAAAACTGTGTAGGACCTGCTACAGCCATATGTATACACCAATTATCTGTTAAGTTAAATTTTTTAACAGCAAATATATCTTTATAAATTACTATGTTCATAGCAGCTTGATCTTCTATATCATGACCTTTTTTACTAGTTAAACATTCAGTATTCATTTGTCTTAAGTATTTAGATAATACTTCTATATCTCCAGCTATAACTCCACTACAATATACCTCTTGATCTTTAGTAGGTTGAGTATAAGAAGGAAAACATTTATTCATAACATCAGTATTCCAAGGCTCTTCTCTATGTAAAACTCCTTCTCCTGCTACAAATATATCAGCTTCATCAGTTATTTTAAGGAAAGGGTCTTTTAAAAAAGCTACGTCAAATACATCTGTGTATAAAACTTTATTATAGTACTGTTTATTATCTTCTAAGAAATCAGCCATAGGTAATAATCTCATATTATTGACTGTTTCATTACTATTTTCTCTTATACCTTGATATCTAATATTATGTTTTTCTAATGCTTTTATATCTGGTCCAGTAGGATTATAAGCAACTAAGATAACATCATCGTTATTAGTTACTGCTTCAAATGAGTTTTTCCATAGTAATATTTTATCTATGTTTTGCTCTATATTGTTACATACTCCTGTTAGTAAGTTGTTCATAGTACCATTATTTTTTTAGTTTGCCATCCATCTTTATTTCCTGGCCATATAATTATTTGATGAGGTTTAGGACCTGTATAAGATTTCCATATAGTAAAGTCTCCGCCATCTCTAGCTGCTTTAACTTTGTTGTTAAATTGTTCTCCATCCATATCTTCTCTATGTATTTGAGTACCATCTTTATCTTCAAATATAAAAGCACAAAAAGTATAATCGTCTAAAGGAAAGTCATAGTGATTTAAATCTATAGCATGTTTAAATTCTGCACTATAAGTATCTTCTTTATTACCAGGAGGATGATTATTAGCTTTAGTTCTATCTGATATAGCTCTTTCTTTAAATTTTATACCAGCATATATTTCGTAATCTTCTAGAGTTCTAACTGTACCTAAGCCGTATTTAGTTTCTTTTATTTCATCTTCACTATCAACATGTAGTAAGCTTCTTACTTTAGCATGACAAGCTTTATTTCTAGCTCCCCATTCCTTATCGTCATCCCATTGTTTAGTTCTACCTTTTCTAGTATATTCATGCCAAGCTAAAACTTTATTGGGGTGAAATAAATTATAACCGTGAGTATAAGATCTAACTGCTAATGTTATTTCTTCTCCGTGAAAATAATATTCTGGATCATGTTGTACTTCTATAGCATGTTTACCTAAAGTAAAGGCAAAGTGAGCAGAAAAGAATCTAGCTGGTATAGGATGTAAGGGTTTATTATCTATGTAATAGGGTAGAAAGAATACTACACCCTCAGGGGTAAATCTATCGAAAGACATACCCCATGGATGATTGACCCGTCCGTCAGGTTCATTTTCTGGATTATAAGAAGGAATATAACTAGTAAGTAAAGGTTTGTCGTTACCCAGGTTAATTAACCCCTTTAACATTGTTATACATTCTTCATCCCAATTTTCTATAAACCTATGGTGGGAGTCTAATTGTAAGGTATAATCTTCACCTCGGTATTGTTGTTGTATTAGGTTTCTAGCCCAACAAGCACCCTTACTATCGCTATAAGGGATATCAATAATGTTACATCTAGTATTATCATGAAATTCGTCTAAGTTATCCCAGTCGTCTTCTGGGTTATGTTGCCAGGCTATACATACGTTTAGTCTATCTGGATGCTTAGCCTTTGAGAATAAATCTCTTAATGTTGGAACTAATTCAGGGTCCCTATATGCAGCTATTTGTACGAATATAGTTTCTTCTCCCTGTTTCTTTTTATCAAAATTAAAACCCATTTATTTATTTATTTTTTCCAATGTGTGTTTAGTGCTGGCTGGAGTAATTTAATCCAGTGCTTTTCTATATCTAATCTCGTATGTTCATCATCTGATTCTGCAATTACAAATGAAGTAATATACTTAGCTTTGTGATGATAAAGAACTGATTCTTTACTGTAAGGTCTTTTATGTTGAGCTAATCTCAGTCTTAGTGATCCAGAACTACCTACATATAAACCTTTATCAGTTACAACTATGTAGACCCCTCCTTTAAGTTTTCCTCTCCATCTAGTACCATTAGCTTTACTTAATTGTTTCCATTGTTCAGTATTTTCTCCTCTCCATTTTTTAGCAGTCTCTTTAGTCATTTTATTATAATGACATTTTTTACAATAGTTATAAGTATAAACTTTATTTTGTTTCTTATTATTAATTGTATAGTAATCACTTATAGGTAAGTCTTTATTACATTTAGTACATACTTTATTCTCCATTAGTATATGTTTTATTTATTTTTATTATATTATATGTTATATTATATACATAGTCATATTTAACCATTTATTATATTTTATTTAATAATAATTCTATAATACTATATAAATACCTTATTACATATATCTAAGATATTAAAATTATCTCGAATAAGCAACTGTTTAGATAACTTTTTTGAAAAATATATATTTATACCTATTTATAATGGTAAAACTTTTATTAACCCAATTAATAATTCACTATGCAAAAAGAGGAATTAAAAACGTTGGTTAAAAAGTACTTCAACTTGACAGAGAATAATACATCCGAAAATAACGCAGAGATTAAGGCTGAATCATTTGATTCGGCTGAACTTGTTGACGGCACTAAGATTACCAATAAGGAATCCGATGAATTTGCCGTAGGACAGACTCTATATGTTATTACAGAGGCTGGCGAAGAAGTGACAGCACCCTCAGGGGAGCACACTACTAAGTCTGGTATTGTAATCGTAGTCGACGGTGAAGGAAAAATAACCGGCTATCATCGTCCAGGAGAGACTGGACAAGGATCACTTACAGAGGAAGAAATGAGCTCTGAAGCAGTATCCGAAAAGGAAGTTAAATCTGATTCAATTGAAGAAGAAAAGACTGAATTAGCTGATCATGATAGAGCAGAGATTACAGTTGGTGATGAACCAATTAGAGCAGCAGAAGAAGTAGCTATTGAAGCTATTATGGAATCTGTTGGACCAGAAATCGAAGCACTTAAAGCTAAGCTAGCTGATATGGAAGTAAAATTTGCAGAGTATGACGAAAAGCTCAAAGAGCATATGTCAGCTCCAGCAGAGGCACCCGTACAAGCTAAAGAGAGATTATCCGCCACTCTAACAAAAAAAGATCAAGCGTGGAAAAAAGAACCTTTTAATCAAAAACAAGCCCAGTATGACATGGTCTTAAAAGCTGTGGCATCTAACACTAAAACTAAATAACAATGGCAACAGGACTTAACGTTTCAGCCCTTAATGACTTTAATAACGAAGTAGCTGGGCGAATCATTCCTAAAATTGTTTTCGAAGGATATACAACATCTGTTCTTCCAATTCAAGAAGGAATTAAATATCAAGAACCTTTAAATCTATTTGATGTAGATTTACAAATTCAAACTGGTAGCTGTGTATCGACTCCATCAGGGTCTTTCAACGCTACACAGAGAAACATAACAGTAACAGATAGAATCTCTTACGACGGATTATGTTTAGACGACCTAAACTCTAAGTACTTAGGTATATCTGCACTATCTGCAGGATCATATAACGAAACATTTGCATTAGCAGAAACTTATTCTGACTTAATCGTAAATCAAATGAAGAAAAAAGATGACCAATTCCTATGGAATACTACAGACGGTCTAGGTCTTTTAACTTCAGGATCTACAGCAGGTGTTGTAACTCCAGCATTAGCAAATGTACCAGTAATAGTAGGAGATATCTTAGAAATCATCGACGAATTAATTATTAACCTACCGGATGACGTAGCTGATAGAGATGATTTAACAGTATGGATGTCAGTAGCTTCTTTCAGAAAGTATGTAACTGCTCTAAGAACGTTAAATAACTTTTACTTCGATCCTTCATCTGTAGCAAACAGACATGGTATCTTACAAATGCAATATCCTTTCCAAAACGTAAAAGTAATTGGAACAAGTGGTATTACAGGAGAAAGAATTGCTCTTATGCCTGATCAATATGCAGTAGTTGGTACAGACTTAATGTCTGACGTTTCTAACTTCTCATTATGGTATGACATAAATGCTGACCAATTAAAACATAGACTAAAGTCTAAGTTAGGTGTGCAAATTGCATACCCTGAGTACGTTATTTCTAACGATAGAAACTAATAGAAGATCAAATAAGGCGGTTTCGGCCGCCTTTTTTTTAACATTTAAAAACTTATAATATGGCTTGTGATATAACATCAGGATTTCAACTAGGTTGTCGAGACAACTCAGGTGGAATTAGTAATATCTATATCTTATCAGGCTCAGTAACATCAGTAACAGAGGCATCTGGAGAAATAACAGACCTTAGTGGTGATGGAGTATTCTATCAATTTGAATTGACTAAGAATACAGGAGACTTTACGGAGACTCCTAATCCGAGCTTAGAGAACGGTACAGTATTTTACACCCAAACGGTTAATGCTGCCTTCCATAAGTTGCAAACTTCTATTAGAAACCAAGTAAAAGTATTAGCACAGAACCCAGATCTTAAAATCGTTGTTGAAACAAACAATGGAAATGAAGACGGAGTCGGTAAATTCTTTTATGTAGGAAGATATAGAGGGGCAACCTTATCAGGAGGATCAGGTACCACTGGAACAGCATTTGGCGATGCAAACCAGTACGCACTGACATTTGAGGGTATGGAACCTCAACCAGCACAAATGATTCTAAACCCAGCAGGATTAGAATTGACAGATGCCTTAACAGGTATTACTGTTTCATTTTAAATACTAATTACAAAAATTGGGGACGGTTCTAGTAGGAACTCTCCCCTTTTTTTCTTATATTTAATAGTATGATCAACATCTATAGTGCCCACCCGACTTCATCCTTTGTGATGTACCCTGATGATCCAATAGCTTCATCGGGAGCACAGCAGTATAGATTAGAACTAACACAATCTTTAGACCAAAGTACTAGCTCAATATTTACGGTTCAAAGATTAAACACTGAACAACCTCAAAGAACATCTGAGGTTTTAGTTATGTCTGCATTTAGTGGTAGTGAAATACCAACAGCAGATGGTCAGTATACAGCTAGTTTAAGACTAGGATCAGGTAGAAGCCTCGTATGGGGCACAGCCCATAAATTATTTGGGACCTATCATGTAAGATGGAGTGAAGTCGATCCAGATTCTTACGTAGGAGACATAGTAGCATCAGATAGAGCTTACGTGCATGGAACTAATCTACAAGATATAACAACATACACAGGCACAGATCAAACAGGTGCTTATACCACATATAACGGATAAAATGGCAGAAAATAAAAAATTTAAATTCCAAATGATACCTCCTCCAGGAGGCAATAGATTCTTTGATCATAGAGAAGATTACTCTAGTGACGAGTTTATTAGATTTGGAGAAGATAACCTATTCCCTCAGAATACAATAGAGCTTTATAACAAGTCTTCAATTAATGCATCAGCAATTAATGCTATTGTAGAAGGAATTATAGGTAAAGGACTTACAGCTGATAACGAAGCATATCTCGAAAAAGCTAATATGAAAGGTGAAACTTGGAATGATATATTTCAGAAGATAGCCTTAGACTATAAATTACATGGTTCATATGCATTAGAGATTATTTGGTCTAATGATAGATCTAGAATAGAAGCATATCATATTGACTTTGCTAACGTTAGAGCTGCAGAAAAAGACCATAGGGGGCATATACCAGGGTACTATGTCTCATCTAAATGGGGTAAAATAGGAAGAGCAAGACAATTTGTTACTGAAGAAGAAGCATTATACTTATGTGCTTTCGATCCAGCTAAAAAAGAAGAACATCCTCACCAACTTTACGTATGTAAAAACTATAGACCAGGTCAGCAATATTATCCGCTACCTGATTATGTAGGAGCATATAGAGTAATTGAACTAGATATGGAAATAGATAACTTCCATACTTGTAATATTAGAAATGGTTTAGCACCGTCTCTAAGCATTACTACATTTACTAATGGATCAGACGATCAATTAAGAGATATCGAAGGGCAGCTAAACGCTAACTACGGGGGAACTGATAATGCTGGTAGTCTTATGTACATAGATGTAGACAGTCCAGAGAATGCTCCAGTAATAACACCAATACCACAAAATGGTGCAGATGGTTACTACACAGCCATTAATGACTTAGTGGTACAAAAAATATTAACAGCACACAGGATTACTTCTCCAATGATCTTAGGAATTAAGACAGCCGGTGAATTAGGAGGAAGATCAGAAGTAATCGATGCGTATCTATTATTCCAGAACAATGTTATTGTTCCTTTCCAGCAAGTAATACTAGGCTCATTAGAAAGTATTATGCAAATTAACTACCCAGATATAGTCTTAGGTGTGGAGCAAAAGAAACTATACGAAGACGGTAGAGAGGAAGAAGAAGTGATAGTAGATACCGACACAACAGCTCAAGAAGAAGCTGACATTCAACAACCAGAACTACTCGCATAATGACAGATGTATTACTAATATCCGAAGCAAAAGTTAGACAGTTTACTGACATTAATCAAAATGTTGATACTGATCTAATAAAAAATAATATAAGAACAGCTCAAGATTATTATGTCCAAGCTGTTATAGGTACTGAACTATATAATAAATTAAAAGATGATGTTAAAAATAATACCTTAGCTGGTAATTATATTACATTACTAAACGATTATATTCAGGACTTTTTACTGTATGCAACTTACTATGAGACACTAGAAAGTATATACATCAGACCAAGAAATAATGGATTACTAAGACCAAATGGTGGAGAAAATAGTGATCCAGTAGATAAAGATCTTTATCATATGAGAAGACAATCAGTTGAAAATAAGATGACTTATTACAACGAAAGATTGACTAACTACATTATAGAAGAGCAAACTTTATTTCCAGAGCTTAATGATAACGATAAGCTTTACGAACAGAATCCAGACTATACCAACAAGTATCACAATCCATTTGTAATGAGAAAGAATATGTATGCTGAGTGGGCTAAAAGGTATGGCATTCAACTTTACGACACACGATATAAACAATACCCTCAATAATGGCAACATCACTAGAACTTCAATTTATAGATGAGTCGTATCAAAAGCTAGTCCAAATAAGTGGATCTTATATAGCAGATGGTACTGGCTCTCAAATTAATAATTTAATCTTAACAGCATCTTATGCAAATAATGCTAGATCAGCAAGCTATTCTAATAATAGTACATCAGCATCCTATGCTGTATCATCTAGCCATAGTGCTAACTCTGATAATGCTATTTCGTCATCGTATGCGGTAAGTGCTAGTCATGCAGTGAATTCTGATATTGCCATTTCAGCCTCACATGCAGTAAATAGTGATAATGCCGTTTCTGCTAGTTATTCTCAGAATGCAGGAGCAGCAGTAAGCGCATCACATGCCTTAAATGCCGATAACTCTATATCTAGTTCACATGCAATCTCTGCATCTTTTGCAGTTACAGCATCACATTTAATAGGAACAGTAACTTCTGCTTCTTACGCAGTAAGTGCTTCACATGCTAACTATGCTAATAGTGCTGGTACAGCTAATTTTGTAACTGGATCTAATGTATTTGGACCTTTAGGTTCTAATAGTATTTTATCAGCATCTTTTGCTATATCATCTAGTTATTCAGAAAGAACAGGTACAGCTGGCGATGCAGAAGACTTAATTGTAGGAATAAAAAATACTTCAGGACATACTATTATAAAAGGTACACCTGTACATGCAGTAGGAGTAACAGGAGAGAATATAGATATTATAACTGCTTCTAACTTTAACGGAGATATGCCAGCATTAGGTGTAGCTCAAGCAGATATAAATGCATCAGCAGCAGGTAGAGCAGTAGTAAGTGGTAGATTGATAGGATTTAACACTAATGGATTTATAGCAGGAGATAATGTATATGTAGGATTAGATGGAGCTTTAACACAAACTAAACCAACTGGTTCAGCACTTATACAAAATATTGGTATTATTGGTAAAGTAGATAGTACTGATGGAGAAATGGTAGTATTAGGAGCAGGTAGAACAAATGACGTACCTAATATAGCTGAAAATTACTTATGGTTAGGAAATAGCGATGGTGTAGCTACAGCAGTAATTAGTTCATCTATAAAAGTAGATGACGCTATATCATCTTCATATGCTGTATCATCTTCATATGCTACTTTAGCTGATAACTTAACATCAGGTAATAAAAGCCATGCTGGTTCAATAAATCAAACAGTAGCAGCACCGGTTGCTAACACTCAAACAAACTTTGTAACAACTACAGGAGTTACTTTTAACGGTAACAGTTATCCTATATCTGAATTTGCTTATGTTAACTTTCCATCATTTGGAGATCAATTTACTAATGCTTATGGTATATCACAATACGATGGGTTTGGATACACAGGAGGTGCAGAATTATTAATTGCACCACAAAGAGTACAATTTAACCTAACACCAAAAGGAGCAGCAGCACCTGGAGTATATAATTTATCCGGTGTAATGGCTATGCAGTCTAGTTCTTTAGGAAATGGTAGTCAGGTATTATGTTACGGTACAGAAGTACAGTTAGGTGCATTTAGAGGGGTAACAATTAGCTTAGGTAACAGATCAGGAATAGCAACTAACCAAACAGAGAACTTAAATATAAATGCTGTAACGTCTTCTATGACTACAGATTATAATTATAATACAGCTCAGATAGGTCACTTTACTACTGGTGGTTCAAGAGGAAATGTAGCTGCTATTACAAATGCAGGATCAGGTAATAATTCATTCTTAAGTCTAAACCAAGGTAACTTCTATACTTTAGATCTAACTACATCAGATACTATACTAGCATTAAACACATTTGATGTTGTAGCCTCATACGGACAAACGTTTTCTATCTTAGTTGATAATAGTACTACTACTAATGCATTAACCTTTGATAGTAACTTTAAGTTTGCGGGAGGTACAGCTCCAACAATAACTCAAAATGGTACAGATATACTAACAGGTATAGTATATGGAAATAATAACGTATACATAACAGCAGTACAAAATTTATCATAATATGAACGAACAAAGAATAGAAGCATTAAGAGCTGAGATTAGAGCTGAAAAAGATAACGGTAGTACTAAAGAAGATTTAATTAATCTAACTATTCTACCTAATAATTTAATCCAAGAAATATACTCAGAATAAATGAGTTTAATTAATATTCCTTTTGGGTTTATGGGGTCTACTGGAGCAGGAGATCGTTTACTTGACCTTTATGGTTCTGAAGTAGGATTTGCTTTGTCTACTAGAAAACTTAGCTCTACTTATACTGGTAACTGTATGGAAGTAACTAGAGATTCTGATAGTACTACACTAGATATAGGATTTGCAGGTGATTCTGTTAATACAACAGCAATAACTAATTTTTGTACCGGTACAGTAGGTAGAGTTACTAAATGGTACGATCAAACAGGAGGAGGTAATTACTTTGCAGATGATAATGGACCTGTGATATATTCTGGAAGTATTAAAACCTCTAGAGGATTACCAGCTTGTGATTTTGATGGCGGTTTATTGTCGGAAGGACTACATTACCAAGGAGGAGGAGCTGGACAAGGATATGAATTTACAGGATCTTATAGTTACTTTATAGTATCTACAGGAGCAAAAACTTCAAACTCTTATATGTTTGGTAGTTCAGTAGCAGCATCTAAACCTGCTATTATATGTAAATATACAGGTGCAAACAGTACAGAGTGGTATAATACTCAAAGACAGTTAATTGATTCAAATCAAAATAATGCTGACGTACAACAAATATCAATAGTACACGATAGTACTAACACAACAACATGTCATTATTCTGGTAGTCAGGTATTTTCAGTAGGAGGAGACACTCTACCTGCTATCCCTGCAGATGTAGAAGCTATAGGAGGAGATAGTCCAACAGGTAATGTCTATGGAGGTAAAATGTCAGAATTTATATTTTACAATAATGAAAAGACTAGTGATCAATCTGCAATAGCTACTAACCAGAACGACTATTATCAAATGTATTAGGTGGATCTGCCATGATTGATTGAGTACCTTTCCCAAGATTACCACCTGCCCCTCCACCCGAGGGGTTTTTTTTAGGAAAAAGTTGCCTAATTATAATAAAGTAGCTATATTGTGTATATGAAGTTAAGTGAAGAGGATAAGATTGTTAGAAAAGAGTTAGATAAGATATATCCTCAATTGTTAATCAATTGCGAAAAGGTATGCGGAGCAGCCTTTAATAAGCATGGTATGGATTTACTAGCAGTAGGTATAGAACAATACCTAAAGAAACCCATAGAGTATCAACTGAAAGTTATAAATGACGGTAAACTAGAACATTTTATTACTTATATAATGAACTTCCAGTTAAAACATGCTACTACTCATTTCTATCATCACTATAGAAAGCATCATGAGAAACAAAGAGAGTTATTTCCTAACTACGATTATGGTACTAACTTTCAGATAGATGGATGGGAAGAGAATCATAAAGGAGATGATGATGCTATGTTATGTGTGAAACATCATATGAGTAAATTAGATCCTTATAAAAAAATGCTAGTAGATGAATATGTGATAAATGGTTTAAAGTTTAATCATATATCTAAAAAGTATAACATTGGGTATCATAATTTAAAAAAAGATTTAAATAAGGTACTAAAAGAAATTAAATCATTATGCAATTATTTGAGATAAGTTTAATAATTAACTTCGGATTGATAATTCTGTGTCTATCCTTAGTTTATCCTAAAGCCTTAGTATGGTATAGGAAAAGACAGAAACGTAGAGAGAACCTTTCTAAACTGGAGAGAGCCAACTTAATCAAGACGATTAGAGTAGAAGTTAGAAGGTATCTAGAAGAACTACAAGAAAAATGATAGAAACATTATATATATTATTAGCGTATGCAATTATAGGTAATATGATTGCGTATGACTTTACACCCCTGCAGCCGGCTAAAGACAAATTCATCGAATTCTTCAATCGTCGCTCGACGAGTTTACTCTTCTCCTTATTCGATGGAGTCTTAAACTGCTCGAAATGTGCAAGTTTCTGGATTACCCTGATAGGTCGGGGATCCATATTGGATGCA